CCGCGTCGTCCACCTCGACTACGAGCAGGGCCGATTCCTGTGCGTCGAGCGATACCAGCGCATCACCCGCGCCGCAGGCTACGATGTGCGCGAGATCGCTGAGCACATGTCCCTCGTGCCGTTCCCGGACGTCTACCTCGACCAGCCAGGCGCGGAGCGCGTCCTCGCAAAGCTCTGCGACCGCGCCGCCCTCATCATCGTCGACTCGCTGCGCGCCTCATCGCCGTCGCTCGACGAAAACTCTTCCGAGATGCGACGCCCGCTCGATCTGCTCGGCAGAATCAGCGAGAAAACAGGCGTCGTCCCGCTCGTCATCCACCACGCCAAGAAGGCCGGAGGCGACCCGGACCGCGCGCCAGACCCGCGCGAGATGGCTCGCGGCTCCTCGGCTATCTTCGACGCGTGCAATAGCGTATTCCTGCTGCACGCGAAGAAGGGGCAGCCCACAAAGGTCATGCACCACAAGGAGCGATTTCGCGCCGCCACCGTCGACGACTTCGGCCTGCGCGTCGTCGACGTACCCCACGCCGACGACGACACCGGAGAGGTCGACGAGCGATGGGGCCTCCGCGTCGACACGTGCGACCCGGAGATGCCAACCCCCGCAGCGAACCCGCAGGCTGCCGTCAGGGCCAGGAAGGATGCCATCGCCCGCGTCCTGCGAGACGCCGGCCACGCAGGACTCTCCGTCGGGCGCATCTGCGAGTTCGTGCGGGGCAGGAAGGCTGCCATCCTGGACGACCTGCGGGAGATGGTGCAGGACCTCGAGCTGGACGAACGTACAGGTGAGCGCGGGGCAAAAGTGTACACCGCGAGGCTGTCATGAGCCCGTCAGCGCCGCCGACTGGCCACCCGTTCCCACCCGTTCCCACCCGTTCCCGGAACGTGTGGGAACATCCCGCTAAGCGCACCCGTTCCCACTCGTTCCCCCCCTTAAGGGGGGAACGGGTGGATGGGAACGGGTCGCTGCGATGTTCGGCGCGAGAGGAACGGCAGAGTCAGATATCGCAGCACGGGAACGGGTCGTGTACGCGGACTGAGCACAGTATCCTACATGGTAGCGAAAGGTGAGGACATGTCGGGAAAGGTAACGACTGCGGCAGTGGGATCGGAAGGACCGGCCGAGCCGAGCCATGGGCAGCCAGTCGCGGCAGGATCGACGGAGGGCGACGAGCGCTCGAACCTGCGCGCGTCATGGCCGACCATCCCCGCGGACGCGTCCTGGGGCATCCTGCGCGCGCCGATGACCCGTGCCGACCGTGACGGGCTGCCGCGGTGCGGTGCGAGGACGCGGGCAGGCGGGACGTGCCAGGCTCCGCCGGTGTGGGACGCGGCGATGCAGCGGGTGGTGAACGGACGATGCCGGCGGCACGGAGGGCACGGCGTCGGGGTGCGGCGGCCGAAGCGGGAGGGCGGGTGAGCGTGGCGCGGCGGGAGCTGCTGACGCGCGAGGTGTGCTCGAGGATCGCGGAGCGCGTGGCGGCTGGGGTGCCCCCGGACGTGGCGTGCCGTGCGGAGCGGATCGCGCCGTCGCGGGTGGAGCGGGAGGCCGCGGTCGGGAACGCGGACGCGACGTGGCTGCTCGACGAGATCGACGCGGCGGTGGCGCGAGTGCAGGCGGAGATGGTCGAAAAGCTCGTGAGCATGTGCCGAGCTGGGCACAGCGCGGCGTTGCAGTTCTACTTGCAGTGCATGCTCCCGGATCACTTCACGCCGAGGACGAAGCTCGAGGCGCGCGTAGAGGCGCGCGCGCTGGTGTCCCCGACGGTGAGCGACGCGGAGCTCGCCCGCGCGGTGCTCGACGGTTCGGCGCCTCCGCTGCTGGTGGAGGCGCCTGTGGGTGACGAGGGCGATCATGCCGTGGACGACTGACGACCTCGTGACGCTGAGCGACGGGACGCGGATCACGCGAGCGGATGCGGCGGCGTTGCTGCGTGAGCGGCGAGAGCGCGCGGCGGTGGCTGGCAGCGTGGAGCGGCTGCTGACGGCTCCGTCTGGAGTGGGCGTTGGGCTGCACACGGCGACGCCGTTGCAGCTGGCGATTGCGCGGATGCTGGACGGTACGCCGCTGGGCGACGTGGCGACGCACCCTGACGTGCTTGCTGGCCTTGGGCTGTCCGCGCCGCCTCCGGTGCTGCGCCCTCGTGAGATGGTGATCGTTGCGGCGACGCGCTCCGGCAAGAGCCTGCTCACTGCGCTGGCGGCGATTGCGGCGACGCAGCGGGTGGACGTGAGCGGGCTGAAGCCTGGCGAGGTGCCGCGGTACAGCGTGCTCTCGCTGAAACTGGACCTGGCGCGTGTGATCCACGGGCATGTGGTCGGCACGGTTCGCTCCTCGCGCGTCTTGCGTCCGCTGCTGGTTGGCGAGCCGACGGCGGAGACGGTGACGCTGCGGCACCCGAGTGGCGTGCCGGTGGAGATCCACACGACGGCAGGTGCGAAGGCTGGTGGCTCGCTCGTCGCTCGGTGGAGCGCTGGTGGCGCGTTCGACGAGGCGCCGCGCATGGCAGGCGAGGACGAGGCGGTGGTGAACCTGTCGGACGCGCGCACGTCGCTGCTGGACCGGCTGCTGCCAGGCGCGCAGGCGATGTACATCGGCTCGCCGTGGGCGCCGTTCGGGCCTGTGTGGGACTGGGTGTCGACTGGGTTTGGCTCGCCGTCTGACGCGCGCGTGGTGGTGCGCGGCACAGGGCCGCAGCTGAACCCGGTGTGGTGGACGGACGAGCGGATCGCAGCGTTGCGGGCCTCGCCTGACGGGGAGCGCGCGTACCGGGTGAACGTGCTGGCGGAGTTCATGGACCCGTCGGCGTCGCTGATCGGGGCTCGGCTGCTGGACGCGGCAGTGCGGGACGGGCCGGAGGAGTTGCCAGCGGAGGACGGGGCGTCGTACGTGGCAGCGATCGACCCTGCGACGCGTCGCAATGCGTGGACGCTGGTGGTGTGGACGCGCCGCGGCAGGCGACGCATCGTGGTGCTCGCGCGGCAGTGGCAGGGCACGCCGGACCGCCCGCTGCGCCCCGGGGCGGTGGTGCGCGAGATCGCGGAGGTCATCAGGCCCTACACGCGCACGCTGCACGGCGACCAGTGGAACGCGGACGCGATCCGCGAGCACGCGATGGACCGCGGGATTGCGTACGTGGACCACGCGATCAGCGCGTCGACGAGCGCGGACATGTTTCTGTCGCTGGCGGCGCGGTTCGAGGAGGGGACGGTGGAGATCCCGCGCAACCAGTTGCTGCGAGCGGATCTGCTGAGCGTGCAGCGCGTGGTGACGCGGACGGGGGTGCGTATCGGGCTGCCTCGGACGGGCGACGGGCGGCACGCTGACTTCGCGGCGGTGCTGGCGCTGGCGCTGGACCAGCCGTGCGCGGACTACGTGCCGCGGCTGCGGCATGACGTGGAGGCGCAGGAGGAGCGTCGGATGCGGGAGCGCGAGCGGCAGTTGCGCCGCGTGGCGGACGGGCACTGGTCGGAGTGACGAATGGTTGACCGGCCTCGACGCAGCGTGCTAGGCGGCTCGGTCGTGGCCCGCAAGCGTGCAGCGAAGACAGGTGATGCCTCCCGTCCATCGCCACGCGCGGGCCGCGCTTGGTGGGAGCAGCCGGAGGGGACGATCGCGAAGGTGGTGGACGCGATGGCCACGCGGCTCTGGCAGCAGGACGCTCCGCGTCGGGCGGAGCTCGAGCTGTGGTTCTCGCTGTACATCGACGAGCCGCCCTCGACGGAGCTGGACACGGCGAGGGCGCGTCGTCCGATCGGCCGCTTGCCGTACCGGACGGAGACTGGTGCGCCCTCGTACAACGTGATCCGCAGCATCGCGCAGACGATCGACGCTGACATCGGCGCGGTGCCTCCTGCGGTGCGGTTCTTGACGGACAACGGGGACTGGGAGCTCCGGCAGAAGGCGAAGGCGCGCGAGCGATTCGCGAACGGCATCGCGTACGACACGCACCTGGATCGCGTGTTCGAGCGGATGCGGATGCTCGGGTGCGTGACGGGGACGGGGATCGTGCATCCGTACCGCGACGGCGAGACGATCCGTGTGGACGTGGTGTTGCCGCACGAGCTCCTGGTGGACGCGGACGACGCGCGGCTTGGCGACCCGCGTACGTTGGTGCGCGTGCAGTTCGTCGACCGCGCTCGGCTGGCTGCGCGGTTCGGCGGTGACGACGCTGCGGTGGCTGCGATCTGGCGGGCCCGCGGAGCGGACGCGCAGGACACGATCTGGACGACGGAGGATGCGTCGGTGGATCTCGTGCGGATCGTGACGGCGTGGCACTTGCCGTCGGAGCCGGACGCGGAGGACGGCGTGGTGATGCAGGAGATCGGCGGAACGCTGCTGTCGCAGGCGGAGTACATGCGGGACACGTACCCGTTTCCGATGTGGCGTTTCGACGACGACCCGACGGGATACTGGGGGCGCGGCGTGGCAGCGCAGCTCGAGCGGGAGCAGCGTGCGGTTACTCGTCAACTCCGGTACATGGAGGACGCGCTGCGCGGGAGCGTGCCGTTCATCGTGCTGCACTCCGGCGCGAACATCGAGGAGACGCAGATTTCGAACGCGCCATGGAAGGTCTACAAGAGCGACGTCGGCGCGCCTGGCATGACGGTGCACACGCAGCCGGTGGTGACTGGCGATCGGTCGGCGTACTTGGAGGGCGTGATCCGGCGCTGCTACGAGCAGCTTGGCGCGTCGCAGCTTGCGGCGACGGGTCAGAAGCCGGCGGGGCTGGATTCGGGCAAGGCGCTCGAGACGTACTCGGATCAGATGTCCCTGCGTCACCTCGCGCGGCATCGGAGGTACGAGGCGGCGGCGCGGGACACGTACGCGGCGATCTTCGACCTTGCGGCGGAGTTGCACGCGGACGGCGTGGATCTCGTGGTGACGTACCGCGACGCGCGGACGATCGAGCGCGTGGACTTCGCGGACATCGCGGCTCACCCGGACGACTTTCGGATCGAGATTGCGTCGTCGGCATCGTCGCCGCGCACGCCGATGGGGCGCATGGCGTGGATCGAGCAGAAGATGCGGCTCGGTATGATGACGCCGGAGGAAGGCGCTGCGGCGCTCGAAGACCTGGACCCGGCGGCGCAGCAGAGCCGTGCGAGCGTGGATCGTCAGGCGGTGGAGACGATGCTCGAGACGATGCTGGACGCGGTGTCCTACGTATACCCGGACCCCCTCTTGTCGCTGGACATGCAGATGCGCGTAGCGCTCGAGCGGTACGCGGATGGTGTGGCGTACGGGATGGACGAGGAGCGCATGGGGATGCTGCGCCAGTTCGTGGCGGATGTGAAGTCCGCGCAAGCGGAGCTCGCCGGGCCTGGCATCGGCCCTGCGGCGCCTCCTCCCGTGGAAGCGATGCCACCGCCGCCGGGCGGACCTCCGGCAGAGGCAATGATCCAGTGAGCGACACGACGACGGCAGGGACGGAAGCGGCGGGGACGGAATCGGTGCAGGTGGCGCCAGGCAGTACGGAGCCAGCGGCGCCCGCGTCACCCGCTGCGGATGCGGTGCCTGCTTCGCCAACGCCTGCAGCAGCGCCAGCGCCTCAGCACGATCGTGAGTTCGTGGCGCTCACGCGTCGCAAGCAGGCGCTGGCGAAGCGCGAGGCGGACCTGGCGGCGCAAGCGAAGGATGTCGAGGTGCTTCGCGGCGTGCGCGAGAAGCTCCGCGAGGATCCGCTCGCGGCGATGCGTGCCCTCGCGGACGCTGCTGGTGTGGATTTCGAGAAGGACGTCTGGGAACGCGCGGTGCGGTTCCGCGTGGAGGGCGGGGCGAAGCCGGCGAAGGACGAGGTGGCGGAGCTGCGCGCGCGAATCGAGGCGAAGGAGCGCTCGGACGCGGAGCGTATGCAGCGTGCGGAGGCGGAGGCGTACACGGCGGCGGTGCGCCAGGCGGCGTTTGCGAAGGCGGACGCGATCATGGCCGATCCTTCGCTTGCAGCGACGATCCCGCGTGACATCCCGGTGCAGGACGTGGCGACGATGATCCAGGAGGCCGCGTCGCACGGGTGGTACTACGACGACGCGAGGCAGCAGCGTGCGATCGAGACGGAGGACGACCTGGTGGCGGCGGTGCAGTCGCGCATCCGGTGGGACCGTGCGGAACTGGAACGCCGGGCCCGCGCGTTCGGCCTGATCCCTGCTGCGAAAGATTTGACAAGCACCCAGGAAGGCGGTAGCGCTACTGGCACGGCGAGCGCGGCGCCGACCACCACCGCGAAGCCTGGAGCGGCGCCAGCCATCACGCCGAAAGCGGCGACTGTCCCCCAGTCGTCAACCGGAGAACGCTCCGACGCGCCCCGCAAATTCCCGGGGGCCCGGAAGCACCTCGAAGAAGTGATGGCGCGGCGATTCGGCGGATAACACCCCATCGCCGCTCGGAGAAGGTCCGATGGCGAATACCCAGATTGCGGATTTCGAAGCGCTCCTCAAGGACGTCTACACGCCCGACTACGTGGCAGACGTCTCGTTGAAGACGCACCCCACCCTGTCGATGATCAAGCGCACGCAGAGCGGCACCGTCGAGGACAACCTCGTCACGGCGCTGATCTACGGCGAGTCTCCGGCGCGATCCGCGACGGCGACCACGTCGATCGCGAACGCCGGTGCAGGGCGCAAGAAGGCGCGCTTCGTCCAGGGGTCCTACAAGGACTACAACACCTGCGAGGTCCCGCGTATCCTGCTCAAGGGCACGCAGAGCGACATGAAGTCCCTGCTCACGACCGTCGCGGCGGAGTTCGACCAGAAGCTCGTCGGCCTCGGTGATTCGATGGCCCACGCGCTGTTCCGCAACGGCACGGGGTGCCTGTCTGGCCCTGTCGACGTGAGCGGGTCCACCGTGACCGTCGCGAACGTCGCGGACATGCGATTCATCTTCACCGGCCTGCTGCTTCAGGCATCGAACAACGACGGGACGGACCCGGGACACACGCTCCTGGACGGTGGCGACACGATCACCGTGACTGGCGTGAATCGCGAGGCTGGCACGTTCACGTTCTCCGGCACGATCACCGGCTTCGGCAACGGCGACTACATCTTCGCGTCTGGCGACTTCCAGAACAAGTTCGCAGGCTTCGATGCGTTCATTCCTGGCGACACGTCGACGGCCCCCGCCACGCTGTACGGCCTGGACCGTTCGGTGGACTGGGATCGCCTCGGCGGCGTCAGGCTGAACTGCTCGAACATCGCGACGGTCAAGGACGCGATCACGCAGTTGCGCATGCGCCTCGCGGTGTATGCGAACAGCTCGAAGGCGAACACCATCGTCATCCACCCGACGCAGTGGGCCAGGCTGGAGACGGAGCTCGGCTCCGCGGTCCGGTACGGCCAGGTGTCTGCGGAGGGCGTGGAGTTCGGGTTCCGGTCGATCGAGTACATGTCCTCGCGCGGCGGCCTGAACATCCTCGCGGACTCGGACTGCGGACCGACGGACATCTGGTGCCTCGATCTGTCGACGTGGGAGTTCGCGTCGGTCGGTCCTGCGCCGGAGGTGCAGAACGACGGCGGCCAGATCCTCCGCTCCCTCGCGGACGATGTGCTTCAGATCCGCGCGAGTTACTACGGGTCGCTGCGGTGCTTCGCGCCTGGGCTGAACGCGCGCGGCTACAACCTGCCTGCCGCCTGATCGGAGTCACCAATGACGACCCCTCGCACGCTTGGGCCGAGTAACACGGTGGGCATCGGACAGCTCGTGCTGTCCGGTGCCTTCGTGACGGACTCTGGAGACATCATCCCGATCACTCCGACGGTGGGCGTGACGGTTTCGAAGACGGCGACCGGCACGTACGAGTTCGTGTCGGATCAGCGGTGGTACTGCTCGTCGCTGGTGGCCGTGCTGACGGCGACTGGTGCGGCTGGCGCTGCGGACAACCTGTCGCAGCCGGTGGTGCTCGTGGACAGCGACGCGCAGACGGTGACCGTGGTGCTGTACGAGGAGGATGGGGTACCGACGGCGCCCGTGGACCTGCCGGACGGCTACGGCTTCGCGTGGTCGTGGACCCTCTGGACCAGCGCGGCGAATTCGCAGCCGCCCTCGTCGTGATGAAGGACAGCGCGAAGGGCATTGCGATCCTCCTTGGGCGTCCCTCTTCGGAGGACGCCGAGGAGGAGATGGCCCCCGCGTCGGAGCGTTCGTCGGAGGCGGACAAGGAGGAGATGGCTCGCGCGATCTCCTCCTTCCGTCGCGAGGTCGCCCAGGGTGGCGACGACGAGGCGCTGATGGATGCGCTCCGGGTGCTGGTGGGGTACTGCTGATCGAAGGAAGGTGACTCGTGTCTGACTCGGTATCGCTGTCCACGCTTCGCACGACGGCGAGGGCCGAGGCGTCCATGGAGACGGGCGGCCCGTGCTCCACGACGGAGTGGAACGGGTACATCAACGATGCGATCCGCGACCTTTGGGACGTGGAGCTCCAGAGCGGCGGGGAGTGGTGCCTGACGTTCGGTGACCTGACGTGCACGGCTGGTATCTCCGCGGTGGCGTTGCCGACGGACTTCGTGCAGATCGAGTCGCTGGTGTACGTGGCGAACGGCACGCAGGGGCAGCCGTACAAGCTCGTGCGCCGCGACCCTGCGATGGCCAGCGCGTGGAACGCGCAGCTCAGGGGTAAGCCGACGGAGTACTACGTCTACGGCGGGAACGGGTGCCTGCTCTGGCCGACGCCGGACTCGGCCTACGCATTGCGCGTGCTGTACCGGAAGAAGTGCCCGGTGCTGTCCGGCGACTCGGACACGTTCGACTTTGTGACCGGGTGGCATCGGTACGTGACGCAGAAGGCTGCGTCTCGCGCGGTGAAGAAGGAGGGCGTGATGGACCACGCGCAGCTGCTCGAGGCGGCCGCGGCGGACTCGCTGCGCGTGCTGAGCGGCCCGATGCGGCGCCGTGACGTGGGTGCCGGGTACAGGATGCGGATGGAGTACGGCGGCGGGGACGAACGCTTCCTCGGGGCCTTCTGGTACGAGATGGGGGTGGTACCTTGAGCACGTCGCAGCCTGGCCGTTCGTTCGCGTCGCCCGTGGTGCTGACGCGGACGGGGAACGACGCTGCGGACATCGCGCTGCGCGCAGTGGATCAGGTGCGCTCGGAGATCGGGGAGGCGAATCCGTGGCTGGATTCGAGGCTGGTGACGGGGGTGGTGTGCCCGGTGAGCGGGACGGTATCGGTGGAGCACGGCCTGACGCGGACGCCGCGTGGGTGGTGGGTGGTGCGGGTCTACGGGGCAGGGGGCGCGTCGTTGCGCGAGGACTCGGCGGACGACGCCTACTTGGTGCTGGAATCGTTCAGCGCGACGACCGTTGACCTGCTGGTATTCTGATGCCGGGCGGATTCCAGACCCTTGACTTCCCGCTCGGTGGCGGCGTGGACACGCAGACGGACCCGCGTGCCGTGCCGCCGCCGAAGATGCTCGAGCTCGTGAACGCGGACATCACGCGGGACGGGTCGATCCGCAAGCGGCGCGGGTTCGTGCCGATGCCGAAGTACCAGACGAACGTGGTGGACGAGGTGGAGGCTGGGGTGCGTCTCTTCTCGGTGGCGGACCGGCTGTGCCTGGCTGACGGGTCGACGGTCTACACGTGGCAGGAGGACCTTGGGCGGTGGCAGCCGCAGAAGCCGATGACGGGAGCTCGCGCGATGCGTACGCCGATGGCTCGGTCGGAGTTCGCGCTGCGCGACCCGGACTCGTGCCGGGTGCTCGGGCAGGTAGTGACGGCATGCGTGCAGGTGGACGTGGAGCAGTCCTCCTGGGTGCAGTACGGTGATCTGATCGCCGGGGATCTCGTGGTGTACGTGACGGACGTAGCGAGCGGGGTGACGCGGCGCGTGGAGCTCAGCCAGGAGGCGACGTC